ACGCAATGCATGACCCAGTTTTGTGTAATAATCAGTCTTTTTAACCTGCTGGTAAGCGGTATTTATCTTCGATGTTTTGGCGGCATTTTTTGCCGCTTGCGCGGGGCTCGCGTGGATATTCTTATCTGGGTGGTGCTTCATCATTAGATCTCTCCAATGACGTTGCAAGTCTTTCTTTGTTTTGAACGTTTTGGGTCGCACGCCTAGGATTTTTAAGTTCCTTTTTAAATCGGCTCGCTGCTTTAGGGTGCCACCTAGAACGCGTGCTGAACGAGCCCTCCCCGCAAGCCAGCCCATGTCGCCAGCGTACCCGGCAGCCCCACCGAGGAGCTTCCCTATTGCAGAGCCGCGCTCTTCGGCTGCCCATCTACCTTCCTCAATCTTGCCCCTGTACTTTTTAAACAGTGAAGACTGAAGTTTATGTAGCATTTTCTTAGGAAAGGGTAAGTTCTCGAGTTTTCGATTGTAGAGCTTACGCCCAACCCTCTTCCCAACAAAATGCCCACCAGCAACACCGCTTATAGTCCCAATCATACCAGTTACCCCCTATTTTGTAGAGCCGCGAGCAGCCCCGCTGTGCCAGCACCAGCCACCATAGGGGCCGCTGCCGCTTCAGAAAAAGTTAAACGTTTAGGAGACACTGCTCTGTTCAAGGCTAACTGGGCCTTCCCAGCCGCAGCGGCCCTTCCTAATTCAGCTACCCGTCTAGCAGCGCCACCTACTTGACGAGAGAAGTCTCTAGATGCCGGTGAAACACCGTAGTCCAAAAGCGGGTCTAGGATTTTCCTACCGGTTGTTTTCTTCATGCCTGGGAGGAACGCTTCCCGTACACCCTGCCCCGCAGACAAGAGAGCTTGGCGTTGAACAGGCGACCACTTCGTGGCAAGCCCTTTAGCAGCATTCACCCCCAAATGGACACCGCCAAAACCAGCTAGACCTCCCGCAATATGGGCAGGTATACTAGCGCCACCAGAAAGTAAGGCAGAAGCTCCTAGTACCCCGAGTCCTGCGCCACCTACTGCGAGGTCTGTTAGTATTGGGTTCCTTTTGGGATCTTGGGCAAGGGCTTTCGGAAGCCCCCGCATTGCCTGACCCTCCTGAGAGAGGGCCCCCCTGCCGCTATGCAACATTTTTTGCCAAGCTCTTTGTGCGCCCTCTCCCCCCGGGAGGCGCTTCATAAGTAGACCGGCCTCAAAGGGTGACCTGCCGCCTTTACCTAGAGCCTTGTCTATAGCTTCGGGTAATTGGTTCCAGACTGGAACAGGTTCGCCACGTTTGCTTGTTCGCATGATAGGCGTAATTTGTTTCTTGAGAAGCTCTAGGGTCCTCTCTCGATACGCGGGAGGCACACCGCGTAGAAGCTTGCCAACCTCGATCCCCATCTGGCGATTGTACTTGAGAGAGGGAAGGCCCGCTCCTAGAGCAAGACCAGAGCGATAACCGGGGTTTGTGCGCCCAGCTAAGCCTTCCCGTATACCCATAGCCAACTGGTCTGTTTTGTGCTTCTGCATCATTTTCTGAAGGAAGCGCCCGCCCGGAGCGCGTTTAAGACCCTTTCCTACCTTTCCGTAACCCATGGTTGCTTTCTCAACGCCGTGGAAAAGCGGGAGCGCCAGGATGCCTGCGCCCACATGGTGAGCCAGTGCGGCAGCCATCCCCGTTGCGACTACAGCCTCTTTTGTTACGGAGCCTTCTTTGTTCATGGCCTTCATAGCGCCCTCGACCGCCGCAGATAAAACAAGACCGCCAAGCAAGCCACCAGCGGCACCACCACCGGCTGCTGGTAAGGCTCGCCTAAACGCCTGTGTAAGTCCCTTCCTGCCGCCATCCCCCATACGATTAATCATAATATTTTCTGTGCCTCTGGATAGAGCGCCGATAGCCGCGCCAGACAAAGCAGGCAGCAAATACTTATTAAGCTTGTTGCCGCCTCCCTTACTTTTCTTCCTGCCTGCCGCAATGCTCAAGCCTAGAGCAATCGCTGAGGGGGTCTTGTAGCCGATTCGAGTAGCGCCGAGTCTTAGGCCCTTCTGGGTTGCCGTCATTACTGGGGCTCTTTTCTGCTTTTTAAGCTGGGAGAAAAGGCCTTTTGGCTGCTTATTTTTTTGGATCCGCGCGGCACGGTACCCCTCCATAAAACCTTTCTGGCCTTGATAGATAGCCGCACTTGAGCCTAAAAAAGCTAAGCCACGCATCTGCGTAGACCTGTCTTTTGAGGAGACATCCTTCAGGCCCTTCAAAAAAATAGGTGCTGTTAAAACACCAACAACGCCGCCCATTGCGCGACCCGCTCCACGACCGGAAGCCCCGCGTCTTATTAGGTCTTTCATATTTACTTTAGAGCCCCGAAGCTTGGATTCTACTGTGTGCTCTATCGTACCTTTTGGTAGATCTCCAAGGAGGGCCTTTGCCCCAAAAGCGGGGGCCGTCTTAGCGACCGTGCTCAAATAGCTTTGATTATTATCCTTCGCCATTAGCCGCCACCGCCTTCGATACCTTAGCTACCACACGCTCAATCAAAGTATCATTAAGCATGGATACATTCTTGACCTCACCATACCAGCTATCCACTTCTGGTACGTACTCCACGATAATATTATCTTTAGGAAAACCAGCAAGAGCGCTCAACACACTAGCTTCGAAGTTATCAGGAAACTCAGGGTCCGCCCAAAAATGAAATTTAACCCCAGTTTCGTACTTGTAGTACTCAGTTCTAATGCCCGGTACTACAGTCTTAGACGTAACAAAAGTTATACGTTGTATGTTGATTGCTGAGCCGAACATAACCTAGTCCTCTCCCCTCTTTAAATCTTCGAGACTTGTAATATCACGTTTCCCGAGTTTTATGGCAACACTCCTAAGTTCATCGAGCACTTGCTGCACCTCATCACCAGTTCTATTAAGCTCCTCTGTCGCCTTAAAAATATTCTCCGCCCACATCTTAGCCGTCATAGCGGTATCTCTATTGTTGGGCGAAGCCGTAGTTTCGAAAAAACGCATCGCAGACTCATGGAAAACACTGCGAATTACATCTTTCTGGGGCAGGTCTACACGGTAACCCACACGCCACAACGCATACTCAATCCCCTGCTTGTAACACTGCTGGAGAGTTTTCCCTTCCGGGTACTTGTCTAGGTAGGAAAACCACTCACGACTAGACAGAAGCTCTCTATTCCAAAAGTAGTGCCTGTACATGTCCACCGTTTTCTGAGCTACCTTTACCCCGGTAATCTCCATAGTATAATTGCTAATATCTTCTAACGAAGCGCCACTAAGTATTAGCGCTTCAAGGACGGGCCGAACTTTCGTATTGCCCAGCAGGTCCCTCGCGCGGGCAGCATTTTTCTGTTCGGACGCCATAGACATCACACGCTGCCGCCTAACCCAAGCCTTTGTTGGGCTATTAACCATAGAAAATCTAGCTGGTTTTGTCTCTCTGAGTTTTGCGTTTAACTCTCTTAGGTAGCCCTCTGAAGGTTCCGGCATACGATACATGCAGGCAGCCGCAACTATCTGTCTCTGGGTGAGACCAGAGAACAGAAGCATGTACTTTAACCAGTATTCATTAGGCTGTTTCATAATTACCTGAGTATGGGGTCACCCTACATAGAAACGTTTGCCCTGATCTGAAGCTTTTTCAATCCTTGGGTAGCGCGTTCAATGCCTTTCAGGGCAGAGGACACAGCGTTTTCTGGGACATCGGAAAGACCAAGACGAACACCAACTAGAAGTTCTGCCAACTTCGAGGAAGCTTCTTCTAATGCGGGGATTGCATCTACATATCCCTGAATATTTTCGGGGGTTACAAAATTTAAAGAGAGGACAGAATCGACTGTCTGCGGATTCGTTAAGGAGGCGGCCTCCTTCACCAGATCAATGTGGATAACATCGGCAAGGTTCGCGACCTCTTTCGAAACAGCGAGTTTCTCCTTCTCCTCCATAAGCCTATTCTTAGCGACAAACGAAATAGCAGTATTTTTAATAGCTGACGCTATCTTCTTCATTGCGCCCTCGGGAGTATCCCCGAGAACACCCAAGACCAGAAGCGCATCGGTAACGTCTAACGCAGCGGTCTTGTCCATAACGTTTACTGGTCGCCCACTAAAATGGAACTCCGACCCATCCGACTGGAGACAAACTTCCATCATCCGGTCCTGACTGGAGGCAACTTTGTCCATTGTCGTCATATCGTAACCGTAACGGCCACCGAAAGAAAGCGGCACGAAAATAGCATCCTCGGGAAACAAGTAGTCATTACCGCTAATAGGTATGGGCTTTTTAACACTAGCAATCTTCAACGATCCACGTCCCCTCAGAGGGTGGTCGTAAAGGTACGAAATGTTATTATCGATTTCAACCTTATTAAGAATTGTGACCGGCTCCGTAACAACCCCCGCTGTCTTTAGAACGAAGATCCCCTCCCCAGCCAAAGCCTGACCCTTCAAGGAACTAAGATCCAGGTCACCACAGCGAACCCCGGCAACCTTTTCCTGAAAAGAAGCTCCCGATTCCCCGACGACCAGACACAAGTCCATCATATGTCCGTCTAGGGCTGTTACCTCGTTGATAACTGCTGCTCGCTGAGCCTTACCCGACTTGGTCATCACAGAGTAGATCCCACTTTCCTCTACCAATTTTAGGTTCGCCGTTTTCTCTACTTGAACAAGCTCCTTGTTCTCCGCAGGGACAATTAAGGTGTACCCATTATTAATAATGTTCTGGCGAATTTCGAGAGGGATCTCTTGCCCCTCAACATTACTAAGTAAGACCTCCTGCGAGACACCATCGACAGCAGCCATCTTAAGCTTGTACCCGCCGTCAATTTTAGACACAACAGTTGCCTCGAAGTCATCGATATCCTGCGTTTCTTGGACGCTTGGGGTCTCCTCTGCCCTGCCCGCAAGTTTCTCAACTGCAGCATGGAAGGCTTCATTTAAAACGATTGCGTCTTTGAGAGACTGGTCACCAGCCAGCTTCTCTAGAAAGGATACGACCGCTTGGGACTCAATCTTGTCGGACAAGGTGTCCAAAACAGACGCCTGCTTCACTGTTGAGTTTACCCCCGTAGCTCCGCCGCCAGTCATTGCAGCCGGATCTTGAGGACTGAAATTCTGCCCACCACCGGGCGTAGGCGGCAGCCCGGGAGCGACCACATAAGGGCTCATATCAAAAAGAGCGGCGGAGACACGCTGCTCATTCAGAGGTAAAAATCGACCGTCCGGGGAGATGAACACGTCGAACGAATACGCCTTCTTGCTCTCCACAATAATTGGGATTCTAAGGGCATTTTTATCTTCCTGCCCCTGTTGTTCAGGATTCCGCACCACTTCACCCATGCGCTGTGTCCCATCTGGGGTAGGCACATCGGGAGCATGGGTAACTTTGAACACACCATACATATAGCCAAGACTAGGGTCTTGCCCCTCAACAGACAAATTAACTTGGTACTTTCCAAGGTAAGAGTGCTGCTTGTACAGATGAGCTAGTAGCTCACTCGGATACGTAGAAGGGTTATCCCCTAGGGTAAACTTAGAGGCCGTTTTCTCGAAAGTCGGCGGTTGAAGTTTTCTTACAAGATCCATTTGGTTACCTCTTATTGCCAGGGAACGGGTGGTGACCCTGGCGTAGTTTGCGTGCCGGTGATTGCCCACGTTGATAATACCCCGTTTAGGACTATTGTTGAAGGCATAGTAGTAGATGAAGGTGACAATGATGCCAGAGCAATTAAATTTAACACTGCCAGGGGGGGTGCGTGAACAACGGGTGCGGGGGGTGCGACATTACCCGGAATCGCGCACATTGTAGCAAACACCATAAACCCCGCCGCTAGTGTTTCATGCGATAGAACATTAATCGCGCCCCCCTGTGCAGCCTTTACAGTTTCAATAAATAAATCTTCGCCCGAGTCCAACCCGGCAGATGTCCATAGAGGGATAACGCCATTTTCAAAAAATGCGCGTGCCACTTTTGCCCACCCAGAGACACAGTCCATATCCTCCAGGCCCGCTGCTAGCGCATCGGAAACTGCGGCCTGAATTGCTACATCCATAGCGGCTGTGGCCGTAACGTAAGGCATTATTTCTTCACCTTTACGGAGGCAGAGCCAACGTTGGGGGTAGCGGAAAATGAGGTCACCATCGGGCCGCTGGGCCCCCAGGCAGTTACGCATTGAAACGCTGTCTTCATGAAAGTTTCGAGGTCTTGGTACCTGACAACTTTGGCGTCAGCCGAGTCACCAAGGTCTATGGTTCCAGCATTGATGTCTACATGTGGGGACTTAATCTCCACGCTGTTTAGTACGTCCATCACGACTTTCTTGCAAGCCATCTCGAACTCATTTGACTTTAGAAACTCAACATATGAGTCATCAGAGGCATCTTTAGCGCCAGAGCCCCAATCCATCCTGGCTGACCCATGAACCGACGCATAGAGATCTTTCTCTATTTCATGCCTGATGCTCCCCTTCGTAAAAACAAAATTGTCACCATCCCTGTTTAGTTGGAACGCATACGTTACTTTGTCTTTATTATCGCCGTCATCATGACTATAAATAGTAATACTTATAACGCCCTTCTCCTCTGCAGCAATGCCCTCTCCCTCTGGCTTGCCTTTGCTCTGTCTTAGATCCGTGTTCGCAAAGATATGCTCTGCGTCCACTTCTGTGTCCAGAGCTTCGCTCGTAAGCCTGCCCACACGCAATTCTACTGTGTACTTCCCTTTGGAGACATCTTCCTGGGCTAAGTCCTTGATGTTGTAACGAACTAAGACTGGGGTTTCTTCAGCAGTTTTAAGCGCGTTCTTCTGATCTTCGTCTAAAAAATAATTTGAATTCGGTACACTGCCGGTGCCTGCGGAGGGGCTTTCTCCATGAGCTAATACCGCATGCCCCCATTCAATTTCCCCGACAGGACTAAATGCTTGGTATCTTTGGAAATAATCACGAACAACATTTTCGACGGGAATATAAATTCTTTGCGCTAATCCTGTAGACCCAATTTGTACTATACCGCCTCTCCGGACTACAATCTGATTCTCATCCGCTGTACCAAGGTAGATATCCCCCGGCTCTAGTGGGTGGCGAAACCCACGCCAACTCGGGTCTTGGTCTGCCATCGCCTCAATGCGCTCTGCTCCACCAGCCCCCAAACTGACAGACCCTGCCAGAGTAGGTTGCACTGTGATGGGGTTCAGAACAAACCCAATGATAAACTGTGTGCCATCCGCGCAGGAACAAACATAACAGTAGGAGTCTATCTCTGGCATGAAGTTAATCCCGCCGCCGTGATCTCTGTGGCAGTAGGGGGTAGCAAAAGGTATCGGCCCCAAGGGTTGCAGCGTATAAACGGTTAGCAACTCAACAGTCCACTCGGCAAAATTCACACTCGTAACCTTGGCCAGCGTTATGTTCGCGGGGCCGGATGATTGGCTTACGGTTTTTGTGTATGGGTCAGCCATTAGTATGGGCCCTCGGTTACCTTGTCTTTCTTACCAAACTCTGCCGAATACGCCAATCCCGGTGCAGGATGGAGGCCGTGGATATCTGACTCCCACCCCTCGTTTGCGGCACGAATAAATGTTTCTTTTAACTTCCTGTATTGGAGTCTTGCCAACCAATCTGTAGTTTGGTCTAGCGGTAAGGTCTCTATCCCGCGTAACATCGGCTCTGTTTTGATCGTGTTTTTCATACTCTTATTAAGGGCGTTCGCGTGAGACAAAGAAATATAGTCTCCACGAATGAACTTACTTGAGTCGCCTGGGTCGGTGACCTTACCTAAATTAGTTAGCGCCTTGGTAACAACCTCTACATTACGCTTTTTGATGCCTTCCTTCTCATAGACCTTATGTATTTCGTCTGCGAGATATCGCTGCACCGTTTCTATATTGGTTTTCTCTAGGAGATCATGTGGATTGATAATGCCACCGGACAAGGGCTGGCCTTTCCGAACTTTGGTGCCGCGTTTAACAGTAACCTTCAGGTTCCCAGGAATATAGGTCTCTTGATTGCCCACCACAACATCATAACCGCCGATGGAACTTTCCTTCACAGATTTGATCTCTCCAGCGGCAGGAGAAAGAACGGCAGAGTTTGCTAGGGTCTCTGGCATCTTGAGCAATTGAGATATCCGATGGATACCACTAACAACTGAGCTTCCGCCGCCAGCAATTCCTCCTGTATGAAATGCTTTCATAGAAAGCTGTGTTCCACGCTCACCGATAGAGGTCCCAGCAATGAGGCCAATATTGGTTCCTTTGGCTATAGGATTCCCGTCGTCTGAAACGCCGTAACATTTGGCACATAGCCCTTTGGGTAGTTCGCATTTTAAGGGGGACCTAACAATAATTTTGTCGATCTTAGCCGACTTCAACCTGGAAAGCAGGTTTGGGGTGACCAACGTATTTGCGGACAATTTTAGCCCAGGGACAGAAACCGGTTTCGCTAGATACCGGTCAACAATATTAGAGTCCGTTGTGGGTAGAGCTATCCCCTTGCTTGTTTTGCAGTCATCCCCGGAGACAATGTAGGACATAGTAGTGTTAGCAATCTGCTTATTTAATGCCCCTGGGATCTGAACAGACTGCACCTTTTTTATCAGCCCTGCTCGAGCACCAGACGTGGTAACCCAGTAGTCTGACGACTGTAGTCCCTCTGAGTAGGAGCGGGAGATGGGAACAGGAATCGTCCTTCCTTGTGCATTCTCAACAAGCATCGGGGAAAGAACCAGTTGCTGAAGCTGCGACCATGAGGGCTTCACTCCCGCACTCTCCATAGCTCTTAACTTATTCCCCTTCTTATCTAGTAAAGTTCGCGCCTCCGCGCTCATAGCGTTCGAGGCTTCGGTATACAGGCCGACAATCTTTTTATCCCCAGCCTCCCTGGAAAGCATATTCATGCCGACCTGCTTTTGGATAACCGCTTCCTGCACTTTTGTTTTAGCCATGTGTCTTTCACGAATCTCCCTTAGAGGCGTGAAGTCGTCTAAACTAAAGGAAAAACCAATATTATAAGCATGCCCGAATCCAAGGTCTTTGATCTTATCGGCTGTAGTGGCGAACTCGGCGGGGGCCTTGGTAGCCACATCGCGAAGGACTTCTTGCAGCAGTTTTTTACCCAAAACAGCCTTTGGGTCTTCCAGGTATTTGGAGGTCTGAAGCTTTTTCGGTAACGTATTATTAAAAATAATACGGCCTGCTGTAGTTTTCGATGCGCCCACTTGGATGACGTCAGTCATGCTGATTTCGCCTGCCTTAGCGTCAGCAATAGCGTCTTTAGCGTTTCTATATGACTTGTCTGTTTTCTTCCCCCACTTGCTAAGAAGGTACAAACCAAGTTGACCCTCTAAGGTTGGTTGGTACATTACCTGACCTGTCGCGGGATTGAACAGATTCCTAGAGGGCATCATCTTGTGCGCTTCGTCTACTGCCTCCTGGGACACGGGCACGAAGACCGCCATAGTGTCGCCGTCAAAATCTGCGTTAAACCCACCAACAACAAGTGGGTGGATATGGATAGCAGACTCTTTATGAAGTCTCGGCTTAAAGGCCATGATCCCAAATTTATGCAACACAGGATCACGCTTGAAAATAACGGGCCGTTTACTAACTGCAATATCAAGAGCTTTATTAGCAAGTGACGTGTTCTTCTCAACTTCCTCACGGGCCTGCAGGGGCGTGTACCCCATCTTCACAAGTTCCCGCACAACAAAAGGTCTGTAAATCTTCATCGCTCCCTTCCTGGGAAGCCCCATCTCGTCTAAGTGAAGATTCATGTCGGGAATAATTACAGAACGCATGCTGATGTCTTGGCGTCTGTCTACAAGTCTCTGCAGAAAGAAGCTCTGCTTAGGAGAGGATCGCCCAGATAGTATCTGAAGTATCCCGGGAGGGCTGGGTTGCCCATCGGTTGTAATACCGCCCTGAGTTGCCGTCTGGACCCCCATGAGGGCCTCTGTCGCATCGTATAAGTCACCCTGAAGTTTAGCTACCTCGCTCTCAGGAAGAACGCCTTTTGCCTCACCAAGCTTCTTATTTAGAAGTGCAATGTCCCTATAGAGCATATTGATACCATCAATATTTAGATCCCCGCCTTCCATAGCAGTAATTGGCCTGAACAAAGGAGGCAGGACAGGAACGTTATTTATTACATAAGCCTCCTCCGCACTTAATTTGTTCTTTTGTAGCATCAATAGGTACTTGATTTTCTTATTCACGCGATCCAAGTCACTGCGGCGGACAGTCTTAATAGCCTCTGTTGACTCAGCGAGTTGCGCGTCAATATCTACAGAAGACAATTGTGCGGCAATAGCGGAGGGGCCTGTCTGGGTGTCCTCGGTTGCTTCTACTAGATTGCCGTCGCTATCAAAACCAAGCGAACCAGCCACTACTGCGTCGTACTCTTTGCCCGTTATCCCCAGAAGAGAGCGGATACCCTTCTCGAACACAGGGTTCGGGAGAACAGCGGTCAGTTTTATGTGGGACCAATTCTTGCCCCCGGGACCACCGGTAATTGTCTCGTCGAATAAACCATTTTTTTCCGGCTTGAGATCTTTTCCCCGGATAACGCGGCTCCCATCCTTTATCTCCCCGTTAGACATCGCCACAATTTGTTTATCGGTGAGCGGAGAAACAATAAGGCCATTGCCTTCCTTCTCAACATTCAACCCAAGTGCGTTCAGGTAGGCCAGAAACTTCTCATAGGCAAAAGAGGGCTTGGGAGCAGGTAAAATAGACCCCGTTTGGATAGCTGTCCAAACTTCATCCTGAGCCTTGTCCCCTTTGTACGTAAGGGCGTCGCGAATATTAGCGGTCGCTCCGTGGGCTAACATAGCGTACAGCCCCAACTCGCCAAAGCGTTGCGCGCCACCAGACTTACCGCCGCTCTTGGGAACGAGGTTGGCGTCATAGTCGTACCCATAACCATGAGAGCGGGCGCTCAACTTCTTGTCAACTTGATGCATCAATTTAAGGAAATACTGGTGACCCACCAAAACCTCTCCGAGGCTCTTGCCAGTCTCGGGGTCATAAAGCTCCCTGGTCTCCGACAGGCCAGCATCCTTTAGTGCAGAGTTCACAGCGTCTCGATACCCTAACTCGCGTTCGTGCTCTTTAACCTCTACTACCTTCGGGCCAGTTTTTGTCTGAATGGTACGTGTGTGTGCTTTAACGCGGATAATTTTCTTCTGGTCATCCGATTGGAAGTTCTCGACAGCAAAAGGCTCCCCATTAGCGTAGGCAATGTTACCAAGCGCTGTTTCCAAAACTTGGCCCGGATTAATCCTCCCAGGGATACCAGAGGGGCTCAAGGCAACCTGAAGCGCATTGCCCTCAGCATCTTTTGGCATCTCTTCGTCAGGTATTACTGCCGTAATAACGCCCTTATTGCCGTGGCGTCCCGAGAGCTTGTCTCCAATATCTGCAGGCTCCTCGGTTTTTATGTGAACCAAAATCTCCCTGCCATTCCTAACAACATCTGTGACCACCCCTCGGTAAGGCTTATCCCAGGTCACCGATCTATTTCGATAGGGGCGCGCCAAAGACTTGTGTATACCGCGTAAGAGAAGCTGCTCTTTTGAGGGCTCTACCTTCTGCAGAACCGTTGTTAGTACATCCCCAGGGTCAACAATTTGGCCTTTTTTAATAACCCCGTCAGCGTCCAACTTCTCTGCGTTCTCCTCGGAAACAGACCCAGGGTAGTGCGCCCTGAATTTTTTGAGCCCCACAGACATGCTCTTGTCCACGTACGCACGCTCCTTGTGGAGGTGGACGCTTGTCAGTTTCTCTGACGCAGATTCACTGATGACTATCCCGTCCTCAAAAACAAGCCCCTTATAGGGTAGATAGCCGACGCGTAGGTTGGTCCCTAAAGCAAGGGCTCCTTGGTCAGTAAAATTTGTATCCGCAATAGTCTGGCCCTCGGCCACTCTGTCGCCCTTTTTTACGAGGGACTTGCTTGTAATAAATGCTTTTTTATCGTTAAGCGGGAAGTTGTCGTACAACTGGACATCGTGCTTCTTGCCCTTCGTGTCTTTCACAACAATTTTCGACGCCGAAACAGAATCCACAAAACCAGAGACAGGGGTTTCATGTGAAGTAAACCGGCCCACAATCTTTTCCCATGTAGAGTACTCTGGCCTAGCATTACCAGATACAACCTGCACTAAAGGCTGCTCTGGGTTCTTCAGAGAAATAGCCTGAGAGATGTGCCGTGTCGCCATCCCAGCACGATTCGCCTGATCTGAAGGCAGGAAGGGGATCAGATTAGCGGTAATAGAAAACATCTGCTTGGGAGATCTGAGAATATAATCAACCTTATCTGCGGGAACTTTGCTCGGGTCTTCCCCGCCTGCAGGGATAACCACGATGTGGTCCCCTTTCGGGATCATAGACTTGTCCGCACCTACAGAATATTGATCTGAAAAAGCAATGTTTCCTAAAATAAGTTCGGACGGAGACTTGTCTGCATACTTGCCCGCCTTGACATCGAACACCCGAATACGTGGGGTTGTCCCTGTTTTACGCACACCGAGAGCTAGGTGCCCACTAATACCAGAACGTTTTCCCTCTGGGGTTTCGACCGGGTCGATAAATCCGAGGAAGCTCGCGTCAATAAGTTTTGCCTCTTTCGAAATCGCGGCATCGCTTTGAATCCCGCCTGTCCCCATAATGGTAGTCCGTAAGAAACCGCCCATCATATCCACGGGGTTAACTTGTGATGTTTGCTGGGATAATGACGTAGAGGTAAAAAATGCTTTGATGGGAACATTAAAAATGTCCGGAGTAACGACAGCCCGAACACTCTCTCTCCTGTCCAAGTTGTTCATCATCTTATAGGTAATTCTTCTCTTAGAGTTCTGGATGCGCTCCGGGATATGATTGTCAATCGACCAGAGTTCCTTAAACTGTAAGGCATCACGATTATCAACCTTAGTCACGCCTTTATTAATGTCGATAAGCTTCTTAGAGGTTGTCAGAAGGGCATCACCGGTTACGGACTCAAAAGCCTTGCCAAGCGTTATAGCGGTTGTATCGGCACGAAGGCCCGTGTCTCCCAAGGCAGCCTGGATAACAGGGATGGCTTCCGCATCAGTCTTAACGACAACGCCCTTAGCGAGTGCTTTCGATAACTTCATAAGCTCACCACGCTTCTTCGTGGCGACAGCACTTGTGTAGAGTTCCGGTCCCCAGGAAGCTCGGATAGCGTTGTCATCTACACCGAGCGCCTGTAATACAGGCAGAAGTTGGATATTAGAAGACCCATAAGACATTAAGAATCTGCGCTTAGTCGGGTCAAACCCAAGACGAAAGCCCCGACCTTTAGTTAAATTGAACTGGGATTCAAGTTCCCCGTTTGCTTTCCGTCTAGCGTAAACACCGGACTTTAACCGCCATTGATTATCTGCTTGGTACTCCGTGCCATCTATGATGTAACTGTACCTGCGTGTAATCTTTGGAAGATTCAGTACCTTAAGTTTTTTTGCGGAATTGATGACTTTCCCTGTCTCATTATTGATGAGAGTGAAGTCCCCAAAAATTCCCTGCGCCCAAGTTCGGCCCCGTAGGCGGGCTTTCTTTTGGCTTGCTATGTCATCTTCATCCACAGGATCGCCAATGTATATGTCATTAGCAACCAACGTGTGCTTCCTCCCCTTGAGGGGGAAAAACCGTTTAATTTCCTCTATCGTCCCGTCTTCAAGGGTTTTCATTACCCTCTGGGGATCGAGCACATTCGACATCAGTCCCTCCGTGCTAACACGGCATGTTAGTTAGGTATAAGAACTATGGGGCAATGTAGCCCCCATAAGAAAAGGAGTCCTGCAAATGAATACACGCAGAACCACGTCTACCAGTTCTACTACAGAAGATCTGGCAGACGCCGTTGAAAAATCTCTCGACGGTAAATAAGTGAAGACAATTAAAAAGATAAAGTGCTTCATAAAATCGGGTTACTGCCAGAGTCCAGCGAATTGCGGCCAGTGTGAATACTTCCTGGACGTCAAAAGAAATTATTGGGTCTGCCCTAAGTGTCTCAAACATAGCGATAACACCTCCAGCTTTTTTCAAAGCGGAAGATGTGACCGATGCGAGAAGCCAACGGCGATACTCGTTTGTGTGGACTAGATTTGAGCACTTCCGGGTCCTGACCTAGGTGGTAGCTTCTCTGGTAGTGGTTGCATGGGAGCCATGCCTCCGCCAGACAGAGCATTGTTTACTAACATATATAAATCCGGGTTCGCGGCACGTAACTGTGCCAGGACCCGGTACCTTTCCACTTCCTCCATCTTTTTTAGCTCGGAAGTCATCCTGCGGGCCTGAGCGAATAAGTCAACCATGGGGCTCTGTGTAGATTGAACAGGGCTCTGGGCTGCTCCCTGAACAACGCCACCAGCTTCCGGAGGGGCCTGTTGCCCGGGAGGAGCTTGTTGCCCGGGAGGAGCTTGTTGTTCACCCGGCGCGGCCTGCGCCCCAGCAGGCGGAGCACCTTGTTGTGGCGCTCCTTGTTGTGGCGCTCCTTGTTGTGGGGCACCGCCTTGTGGAGGAGCGCCGCCTTGTTGTTCCGCGCCAGGAGGAGGGCCATATTGCTGCTGCATCTGCATCTGGTTTTCTTGCTGCATGTTCTGGGACTGGATTTGATATCTGGTCTGGACAAGCATGGCTTCGCCTTGAGCCTCTACCTGCTTCAGTTGCTGTTCCCGTTGAGCGCTGGCAGCGACCTCCCCCTCTACCTTGAGTAGGTCACGCTCGGTATCAAAATTATAATCTCTAGACGCCAAGAAAGATCTACGACTAATCATACCCGCATTGGCTAGATTCATATCAAAACTAGCCCGCTGAATATCATCTGCCATTTTGAAGGGCTTAAACTTGATGTTGACGTTTGGGAGGCCCATGAATTGAGAAACCCGGTCGCGGATAAACTCAACACAACGGAGCATGTCTTGCCTATTACCAAGAAACTCATTCTCGAGTGCTCGTAGGTTGACAGAAGCGCCGGAATACTGCGCCTCACCGTAGAAAAACCCTGTAGGCACACCCATGCCAGCGATAATCTGATCGGAGTAAACGCGTAACTCTTGGTGCAGAAGTAAGCTCCGACCCTGCCCACCAATCATCTGGTACCCGATGGGAACAGGCATTACAGGTATGTGATTATTGTCCTGACGCCAACGTTTGATCTGAGTCTGGACCTCTTTTTGCCAATCCTGTAAATTGATTTGCGCGTAGGGGTTACTTCCATCCGTTGTTACCTGCGGGAACATGACGCGCATGGGAACAATATGCTCCATCGCTACGGCTTCTTGAGCTTTCCGAAGAATCTGCAAGAAGAAGATGTCTTTCAAGACGGGGAGGATAAGCGGAGCGCCCCACCCACTATCGGAAGGCTCTCTAGAGATAGAAGGTCTACGACTATGGAATATCTTGGTGCTGTCTAAAAGAACGGAACGCTTCTTCCTGATAGCATCAATAAATGCCTGGGGAATCGTTTCCAGGATATCCGGCTTACCTAGAGTAATATCGTTTCTGAGCGCCCTCGGCATCTTGTAATAATATAGGTAGCGGCCCGTTATCTCATTGTATTTTATGGTGATATGTTTTGGGTTCCAGCGGATCAAACGGATCTTGACGGCAGCTTTGACAGGCTCGTCTACAACTTTAGCGGGCCCACTGTAGTCACAAGCTGGGCAAGTTAGATGGAACTTAAAGCCCTTCCACTTGTAGCCAGATTTCTTCGCAGGGACACTGTTCCCGCAAGAGGTGCAATGGAGAACCTTATTGAAGGGGAAGGCTACCGAAATAAAGGAGTTACCATAAGTGTATCTGTCGAGATTAACTTCAATCAAAAACGAACGAAGCAAAAATTGCTTCTCAAAAAGATCCTTATAGATCTTTACCAAGCCCTCGTTGTCTTCCTCGTACACCAAGTCTGTAATTGGGTACGTAGCCAACTTCTGTGTAACCGCATTAATAAGTGGGTTAGTAAGTTGGTAATAATGACACCAGTCAAAGGTCTCCTTAATAGTCTTGGGCATGTAGTTTTTAGCTACGTCAAAGAAAGGGCTGGGGTAAAAAGACTCGGGCCGTCCGACAGACTTCGCCCGAGAACTTGCTGAAGATAAACCGTATCTCTGGGAACCGTAGTCCATTTGGGGCACTCCTTTATGGAAGCAGTTTTTTAACCTGTGTGAGGAGCGAACCAGACATTGACCCTAAAAAGTCTTTTACGGAAGTTGACTTCATAATCTGAACGTCATCTTCATTTCTACCGCTAAACGTTGGTTTCTTCTTCAAATCAAGGGCTCTTTTTATTTGAGCTTGGTGCATTGGCTCAACAAACTCCGCAATGTAGCGGTTACTCGGCTCTAGTGCACCCGGCCCGTAGGATAAACCGTAGTCTAGCATAGCTGCGGCTACGTATTTATAGACCTCCGTAGAAATCTTCGTGTCCTCTTTGATCTGGGACATTATCTCTAGGGCAAGGGCTGCTTGGTGTGGAGTAGGCATTTGAATCAAGTCAAATTTTGGGGTTAAACCAGCAAGCCCCAGGGACACCTTTTCAAAAGTCTCCCATCGAGTATACGGGGCATCTGAGACATGGCAAGTGCGTATTGCTTGGATCTTATTTCTAGTAATCTCAGAAATGGTCGTACCCCAGGTACGGCCAATCTCGAGCCAGCACGTTTCCGGCTCCCAACCAAGATATTCGGACCCAAACTCCCGAAGGAGCATTAGGTTTAGAACAAGTGGATGAGTCTCGCGATTCGTAAAAGCTTGCTTAGGAGTTTGTGGCCCCGTGCTGGCTGTGAGTTGTATACTAGTGAGTGTGTTCATCTATCATCCGTGCAATTGCTTGCTTGTGGGGAGCAGGCAAACTACTAAGCACCGATGCTGGGTCTGAAACGAACTCGTCTGAAAAGCTTTCGCCAAAAGCATCGGTAAGACGCGCAGAGCCTCCGTTCTCGACCCAATGGGACACTGTATCGTTTGTGTACTCACGTCCACCAATCTCAAAGGGTTGGTCAACAGAAGCCTTTTTCTCAACAGAAGTTCCGAAAACAGTCTGATAAGGGTCTGGTATTACTCGGTTATATAAACCCGTAAGCTCATACCGTATATCAAAGTCTGCCAAGTCTTCGGCCAGCTTGTCAGCATCTGCGGAAGCGGATTTAGTAAGCAAAGTCTCTAGCTCCGCGAGACCATTGGCCTCCATAACCGCCAACTTCCTCGTGTCGATGCCCAGAGCAAAGTCACTACCGAGTTCAACGCGACCATAGTCAATCATGTCATCGGTAAAAAGACCATTGAAAGCACCCGCCTCTTTTACCTGCAACATCAGCCTACGTTTTCCCCGGGGAGAGCATGCCTTGAAAGCGTCCTCCACAACCTCGTACTGGTCATCAGAAGAGAGCCCAAAAAGCTCCTCTAGACTTCTGTCTTCTGCCTCACCGCTATAGCCAAGCTCTAGCGCCGCAGTTTTAGTAAGGTCCTCTGGTGGGGTGAACCCAAACGAAACCAAAGCAGAGCTTAGTTTTTGGGCTGCTTCCTTTTGGAGATTCTCGGATAACCCAGCACCATGCGCAGAAAAGTACACCGCCGAAGCAACTGCGTTGCCAGCATCAAGGATAGGGAACTTGTGTACTCTTCCCTGAGGTGTGTCCGCTACCAAAGCGTAATCCCCGTCTTTAGGGGCTTGGTTTTCAGATAGGTCAGCCGCGATTTTAATGATAGGGGGGATACCCCGTTCCGAAAACTCTTTTCGGAGGAGCAGGCCTCCATCATCGTAATGATCTAGGACCACTGGCAAGTCTTTCATGGTTTCTCCCACAAGGGCTTAAATGTTTTTGGTATAAGCAAACCGGAAGCCCCTAAATTTCTAAAAACAACCCGGAGGGTATGATGGACAACACTAATGACAATAATAAAAGATGCAGCCTGCGCGTGGAAGTACCGCGCAAGAAGCCTGAATTAAAAGATGTGATGATCGACGCAGGCATAGAGGGCCTCAGAGCAGCAGCAAGCACATTGGCGCGCAGCTTAACACACAATAATGATAACAGCCCCATGTTCGCCTTGACAATCGATGTTCCAAAAATCCAGCACGCTTCTTCAAGTAACACACAAACCGATACCACCACCAAAGATATACAGCAAGAAATAATAGACGAAGAGTGCGACGCCGAACATCCAGAGAGCGAGTAAGGTGGGGCAATCTTCACAATTATCTTCCCTGCGGTTTGGGGCGGTAATAAAAAAATTGCGAGTGTCTGCCGGGTATTTATCCGGCAGAGACTTCGCGAAAGCTTGTGGGCTATCTAGGGAAACCGTGAGAAACTACGAGTCCGGTAAGACATTACCATCGAACGAGTCTTTACTTCAAATATTGAAAACTCTAGATGTAAAACCGGGCTCTACAGGCTCTATAGAAATAATAGCCGCACTGCACGAAGCTAGACGCAGTAAAACAACCGCCACAAAAAGATCGTATGGAGCTGCAGCCAATTTTGAACTCAGTAAATACTTGAGAGCTTCAGACATCTCGGAAGAGAAAATTGAGCAATTACTCACACTGTTTACTGAATACATCAGCCCGGATAGGCAAAGCGCTAGCCTCATGCACTTTTTACGGCAGAGAATAACCAAAATATTGGAGTAAATATATGATTTACCTCCCAGAAAAAGACAACGGTGAGACCATAATAGACGAGGCTTTTTCCTCTGCTAGTATGTGGATCCCGAACTCAATGATTAAAGACAAAGATACCTTTCTGCGCGCAGCAACTATTCGAACAGAAGATTCAAGATCTGGCGCAGTGCGTGCAATTTCGCTAGCGCACAGAGAAGTGCATCACATAGTTGTAGCAAGACACCTTTTTTCCGAGGAAGAATGGGCCGCGCGCCTCAATAATTGGTCAGTGCCCGCGCTTAACATGACCTGGGAGTATGTGGACTTCGGTGGAGACATCTCCCCAAGAGATGCTGCACAAGAGGAGGCTTGGGCAGCGTTTTCTAAAGCCGACCACGGTGTATTAAACCTTGCCTGCGGCAAAGGCAAAACAGTCCTGGCCTTAAAGAAAATAGCAGACCGAGGCGTCCCCGCTATTGTCATTGTTAACAACAGTGGACTAATGGAGCAGTGGAAAGAGCGGGCTTGCGAATTTCTAGACATAACCGAAGAAGATATAGGCGTAGTGCAGGGACCGAAGGCTGAGTGGGACAAGCCCCTGGTATTAGCAATGATACACACGTTGGCAAACCATGCCACTCGGGGGCTTAGTCTAGACATTCGGACTCGTTTTGGGACTGTCGTTTTTGACGAGGTGCATCATTTAAGTGCCGCCAAATTCAGCCTGACAGCCGACTTATTCCACGGTCCTAGATTCGGATTGACCGCAACCCCTCACAGGGAAGATGGTCTTGAAGATGTCTACTATGCCCACATAGGAAATATCTTTCACTCGGACCTTATGGGTGACCTGTCCGCAAAGATCTTCTTTGTAAAGCTAACTACAACAGGCTCCCCAGTAGATAAGTCAGTGCTAAGAGATAAAATTGGTGAGTTTTCCGCGCCTAAAATGTACCAATACTTAGCCACCCAAGAAGACAGAAACCACAAGATCATAAATCTTGTAGCAAACGCACTGGGCAAGGGGAGGAAGATTCTGGTGCTGGCACATAGTAAAGTGCACCCCGCTCTCCTTAACGAAAGTTTCCTAGACAACCCAAGTATGAAAAGATATACAAGTGGGGTTGTCACGGGGGACACTCCCGGTGTAGACCGTACGCGCATAATTAAAGAATCCAACGTAACTTTCGCCACATTCCAAATTGCTAGAGAGGGGCTAGATGTTGTTGAGCTAGACACCCTAATCTTCTGTACTCCCTTTAAATCATGGGGAGCTTTTCAGCAGGGTAAGGGTCGCATCGAACGACAACTTAAAGGTAAAAGAGAGCCCCTTGTTTTGGTCGTTGACGACATCTATTTAGGGCCTTCGACCAGTATGTGCCGAGCGCTTAAAAGGAATATTGTGTCCCATGGACTACCGTTTAAAACAGTCGAGGGATGACCTAAAGTCATTTCTCCACACTTTCCAAGACTGCAAAGAGTGTGCCCTGCATAAAAACAGGAAAACGCTAATAACAGGTAAAGGTAGTGTAAACGCCTCTGTAGTTATTCTGCTGGACAGAGTAAGTGCTCAGGCTGCAAGTGGTGGAAACATCATGGACGGGGGTGAGGGGAAAACCCTCCAGCAAGTACTCAAGTTCGTTGCCAAAGATTACCCAGTAATACGAGACAGCTTTCTTTGGGTGACCCCCGTGACCGTGTGCCCAACCAAAAGAGTTGGGAAGCTAGAAATGTTACCGCCGCCTTCAGCTAGAGAACACGCGGCATGTTCCGCGAGACTTTTTGGGGAGATGCATACAATACAACCAGAAATAGTCATTGCTTGTGGGGCCTCAGCCTACAAAGCACTAAACCCAACAAGGGGAACCCCTCATGCCGATAACATCGGAAGAGTGGTAGAAGGGCATATCGTCGGAGACATAGGGACATACCCCGTGCCTATGATGGTGACCTTCCCAATGAACCAATTGTTCAGAAACCCTACACAAACCGTAGACGGTATCTGGAATAAGACAATTAGCCACTTCAAACAAGCGATTAACATCGCACAAATACTAGCAGAAAAAAGGAGATAGCATGGGCTACGAATCTAAATCAGAAGAGGCTCGCAGAGCCGTCAAAGAGTTCGAGGAAGCAAGAAACGAAATTCTCGACTTTTTCCGAGCAAAACCAGAGTTCCTAGATGAGTTTTTGCCTTTGGCAGATCGATACAACAAGCTTCTTACAGAAGCAAAAAACCATGTCCGGAATTTAGAGGGCGACGAGAAGGTTTCAGTAGGGCCCTTTACGCGCTCGTCCAGGCCAAAAAGCACTACGTATGACGCAACAAAAGTAAACCCGGAAGTGCTCACCATGCCCGGTGTTGTGAAGAAAATTGATGCGACTAGAGTAAACGCCCTTATCGTGTCTGGTAAGATCTCCCACACCGATGTTGAGGACGGACAATCGGTAAGCTACGGAACGGCTAGAGTAAATGCCCCCGGATTAATTACAATAAAAGTGGTGTGACCCCATGTACGGTGGTGGTCCAAAGACAGGGGTGGCTTACGCCGCCCTTCGTCTTACTACAATTAAATCCTGGGGTTACAAAAAAGACAAAAAGACTAGGAGTGAGCGGATGGAGCAACAAATACCAATCGATTCTTTACGGACGGATGAAAATCTACCTGAGGCGTCAATTACAGCTAGTGTAGCCAGGAAGATCTCGGACGCCGTTTACTACGGCTCTGGCGAGTGGGACAAAATCCCGTTTACCGTCGAGATTTTTTCGAGCGTTACCTTAAAATGCGACCAAGATGTCGAGACTATTCGGACAGCACATAATTGTGCTTACGACATGGCTTGGGATGCGTCGAATGAACACATCCTAAAAGCAACTGCTGGGCACATGATTGACATAAAGACACGTCTGTGTTCTGGATCTTTCCCAGAGGAGGGGTAAAGCGATGGACCTTACGAAGTGCTCAATTGATTCTATCCATGCGTACAGCATTGAAGTATTCAACCCCGAGGCACAAAAGGAATTTTGCCGTGTCTCTGCGAAGATCGGCTATGGCGTCGGGGGCAGGGCTGTTGGTGAATCTATAGTCAGCGGCCTAGAGAAACATGAAGAAGTTCAAGAAGCCGCTAGAGTCCTAATAGAAGCCATAGAGAAGGCCTTTGCGCCGACCATTGGTGTCCTAGCAGACGATAAAAAACTGGAGGGGGAACTCCCCTCTGGGCTGGTTAACATCTAAAACAAGTGGAGACTTACAATATGGCAAACTGGGAGCTACAACTTATTAGTGCGATAGTAGGGGGAGAAACGCCCGCTGAATCTTTTGAATCGGCACAAGGGGGCGGGATAAATTTTCAGATCTTTGGAAGCATGGAAGCCAAAAACCTCTGGGCCACGATAGACGCCCACTATAGAAGGCCGCACAACTTCGGGCATATCCCGAGCGAGCAAACATTAAAAGAGCAATTCCCCGCTCTCGACCTACCCACTCCGGTAGAAAACTTTCAGGACCTATGCGAAAAGATACGGGACAGTTATCTTCGGAGACAGGCAGAGAGCGCGGTAAGCACTTACTTGTCTAGTGTCGAGCCCAGCAATGGGCTAGAAATAATAGCTAATCTACATCAGCAAATCGGGCAAATACTCGAGGGCATCACGTCAGAATCAGACGTATGTTTCTCACAAGTAGCCTTCCAAGAGTGCATAGATGAACTCCAAAGAGTTTCTACAGCTGACGGAATGACGGGCATGCCTTGGCCGTGGTCAAGATTAAACGTCGCAACACAAGGGATACAACCGGGAGATTTCATTATGGTTTGGGCTCTGCCCAAGTCAATGAAAACATGGTTCGGTTTAGTGGTAGCTGCTCACCTGTTAACCACAGGGCGACGGGTTCTTGTCTATTCAAAAGAAATGACTTGGCCTGTAGTTAGAAGGCGGTTGGCATGCATATTAGCAAAAGTAAATTACGACCGCTTAAAGGCTGGGGAACTTTCTACTGGGGAAGTAAACCAGTACCTCCAAAAACTAGAGGAGATATGCGACCCAGAATTCCCAGGAGATGTCTGGTTTACACAGGCTGACCGAGCAGATGGGACCCCCGGCGGGCCAGACGAAATACGGAGAAAAATAGAAATATTCAGACCCCATTTTGTCCTGCTCGACAGTGCGTACATGCTGGAGCTTCCAGGTAGCGGGAACAGCGCTTTAGACTGGAAACACATGTCTCTTGTAAGCAGACGGATCAAACAACTAGCCAAAACGACAGGCGTACCTATTATGGCAATCCTCCAAGAAAATGAGAGGAGCGCACTCAAGTATGCGAAGTCACGAGGCACCGCTTCATTAGCGATGAACACAGGAGCAATTATGGATTGTGACGTTGGCATCCGACTCGTCCATCATAAAAAACGAAGGGAACTTTCAATACATCTGCCTGCTGCTAGGGAGACTACTGAGGAGGGCTTCACAATTAATGCGATTGTGGCTGAAAACTTTGCGTACGCCCACGATGGGCTTCATATGCTGGCGGAAATTTTTAATGAAGAAGAATCCCGAAGCAACCTTCCAGATCAAATTGAGGCCCCGCCAGAAACTGTGCAAGCAACTAGTCCTTTAATGGCTAGTTGTAGAGGACAGCGTGATGAGATCGATGACGACCTTGAGATCTAGCTGTGGACTACGGCAGTGACCTCCTCTCGGTGCTCCAGAACTATTTAACCTTCCCGGAGCACCAAGCATCATCCTCGTACAATCTGGCAGCGTATTGCCCCTTTCATAAGGGTGGGAAAGAGTCAAAGCCCTCGTTCTATGTTTATGTTGGTCCTCCAACAAGTAACAAAAGACCTGGGGCGGCTTTTTGCCACACATGCAATGAAGGCTGGAGCTTTACTGGGCTACTAAAAAAGCTGTCTGTTCCCAATAAAATAATAGACAGCATAAAACAACACGTTGACTACAGCGCGCCCGAAAGGAAAATACCACTAAAGGTAGCCTTCTCTTGGGACATCCTGCCGGAAGCCATTCTTGGAACGTTTTCTTACCTACCCAAAAAGCTAATAGACGACGGATTCGCTGAGGATATCCTAAAGGAATATGAAATAGGTTTTGACCGACCTCGTAAGAGGATCATATTTCCTATCCGGAATCATCACGGTGAACTCGTCGCTATCAGCGGGCGGACAATTTCTGGTCGGTGGCCGAGGTATAAGCTCTATAAGGAGGAACTAGAAGAGGTTGTTAAAAACTACTCCTTCGATAGGAAGAATATACTTTGGGGATTAGAGAAATTCTACGAGACGAGAATGTATACAGATATAAAGATTGACACGCCAGTGGTGGTGTGTGAAGGTTTCAAAGCCGCCCTGTGGGTTGTCCAAAGCGGGCACCCGCACACAGTGGCATTACTGGGTTCGTACTTAAGCAGGGAGCAGGAGATGTTACTGTCCAGAATCACGAACAGCGTAGTGTTGTTCCTGGATAACGATGAAGCCGGTTACAAAGCCACCAGGAAAATAGTGGAGAACCGATTACCCGGTGTCGAAGTAAGAGTAGCAAAATATAAAAAAGATGAGAAAGACAAATCGCCGGATGATCTGGGAGTATCCCAAGTAAGGGAAGCGATAGACTCCGCATTAACAATAATAAACTGGAGGAGATCCTACCAATGAGCAAAGTAAATTACGAAGAATTTAAGAAACTACAAGCGTCGAAACGCAAAAACCTCATGGACAATGCCGGAAAGTCTTCTGGCGGCGGGAAAGGTGGCGGTGGTGGATTTGAGCGGCCTGCTTGGCAACTCAGACGAGAATATTTCAAGCCACCAACAGGCGCGACAAAAATCCGTATCATCCCACAGTCGGATGGTGAAATCTGGTACCCCTTCATGAGTAAATGGGTATCTACAAAAAAGGGAAAAAGACAGGTCATTTCTAACGCCTGGAACGGCGAAAGAGACCTTCCCTGTGTCCTGTACTACTACGCTATTGAAGAATCTAAACCAGATTACATCGCAGCAGAACAGGTCTCAACAACCGTGCTTGTTCTGGAAGACTTTTACAAAGTCCCCAGAACGTCAGCCAAGGGCAACGAGTATCATATCTTTGAGCGTAGCCTCGGAGTTGATAAGCACGGTAGAACCCTGGACACTGCAGAGCATCAGAACTGCGAAAAAGTTTTCGGAAGAAGGCTCCATTGGTCAATGTGGCCAACGCAACAACGTCACCTGATGGACACGCTGCAGAGTTTAACGGAAAAGTGCGCCAACTGTGATGGTGGCGAAATCAGTGTCTATGCCTACCGGTGTACAAGCTGTGATGAAGTAATAGCGAACCACAAAGAAGAACCTATCGACCGCAATGCGGAACAAGTTCTTCGGTCAGGACCTGTCGTATGCCCCTCTTGCGATACTCGTATGCGTGCACAACAAATGTATGAGTGCGTTAAGCAAGATAGCTATAAGGGAGCGTGGGTGCCTGGATGTGGTAATCCGTTTAAGATATCCCTCGATGAACCGCTCGACCTTGTAATTCGTGCGGTCCCTGCCGGGAAAACCACAGCTATTGAAGTACTTAACTTTGGGCCAGCGGACTTAAGTCTAACCGAAACTCTGCCCGAACACCTCACAGAACCCTATGAGTTCGATGAGTTCTTCGGAAAGATGGACCTAGAGGACCAAGCAATAGCGATGGATATGGAAATGCCCTTTGAACGAAATGCACAAAATCTTGTGGATAAGTTCTTCACGGCTGACCCAAACGAAGAAGATGACGATAGCATCCCCTTCTAAATAAAACCTGTTGAGTAGGGTAAGCGCCGTCTAAACGCTGAGCGGCGGAAGGCATTTGCACACGATAATACCCAAAGAGTTTCCCTGCTAATACGGAAATTTACGGCGCTCCCTACCCAGCATACCTAACAAACAAAGGAGAAACAAATGGGGATGTTTAAGCTCCTCCCAGAACCAATCTGTGTGAGAACACTGGAGCAGGTTCAAACTGTCCTAGATGACTATAAAGACGCGACCATCCTCGCATTTGATACCGAAACAACCGGCCTTTCGAGAACTAAAGACCGTGCCGTTATTTTAGCTCTAAGCGACGGAAAATCTCGATACGCAATCTTCGCGGAAATGATACCTTACTTTAAGGAGTTCCTAGAGAACCCTGAATTAAAGCTTATCGCGCACAACGCAAACTTTGACCAATGGATGATGCTAAACGTAGGCATCGACTTAAATCGATACAGCCTAAGAAAGCATTATCGTGTGTTCGATACCATGGTTATGCACGCAATAGTAGACAATGCCAAATCACACAAACTGAAGCCTCTGGCGAAGGATTACTTGGGCATTGACATGATTCCCTTTAAGAGTGTCTTTGGCTCTCAAATGCGAAAGAGAGAGCTACACGACATCTTGTTGGACCCGGAAAATGAGGAAGTCGTAACAAACTACGCCTCTCTCGACGCCTACGCCACCTTCCAGCTATTCCTTGCTTTGCGCAAAGAACTAATACAGATGGAAACCGGTTTAAACGAATACAAAACTCTATGGGAATACTTCTACAAGACAGAAGTTCCGTTCACAAAAATCCTGTGGGAGATGGAACGAGCGGGAGTGCTAATTGATAAGGATGCACTTTTAGAGCAAGCCCCAAAAATAGAGAGCGAGCTTATAGGGATACAAAAATGGTTTGGCCGAACGATGGGCAAGCTGTATGTGAACCTAAATTCAGGTCCGCAGATGGGGGAATTTTTCTTCGGGCAACTGGGCTACAAGCCCGTGTCGTACACAGATAAAGGAGCCGCGCAACTCAATGCGCCTACACTTGAACGTTGGGCTCGTGGTGGTTGCGAGTACTCAAAAAAATTACTGCACTACCGAGACTTAGACAAAAAGCTCGGTACATATATAACCAATATCCTGAAGCTCACTCACGTTGACACTCGTGTACACGCATCGTTCAACCAGACGGGGGCTAGGACGGGCCGCTTAAGTGCATCCGAACCTAACCTTCAAAACCAACCTCCGTACATCAGAGGGGCCTATATAGCGCCAGAAAACCATAAGTTACTCGCAAGGGACTTTGCTCAATTAGAGATGCGAATCCTAGCGCATTTCTCGGGGGACGCCTCACTGATAAGAGCAATCCGTAGCGGACAAGATGTGCATTCAAGCACGGCGTCTAAAATGTTCAAGGTCCCCTATGAAGACATCATGGAGGCCAGAAAAAAAGATGACGCCGATGAGCCCCTCACCCAACACGAAAAGGGATTACTGCGCCATAGAAAAGGGGCAAAGGCCATCAACTTTGGACTCATGTATGGTCAGGGGTCTGGCAGACTATCTGCAGACCTTGGCTGCTCGCTGGAGGAAGCTAAACTTCTTAGTAAGCAATACTTTGCAGCATTCCCTAAAATACCTAAGTACTTCAAGAGCGCTATACGTCAAGCCGCCAGAGACGAGTATTGCACGACTATTCTAGGTCGGCGCAGACAAGTCCCAGGGCTTAATTCAAACATAAGAAGAGACAGAAGCGCTGCTGAACGAAAGGTAAAAAACTCGCCTATCCAGGGCAGCGCAGCGGACATTACCAAAATGGTGATGATCCGTCTCTGGGAAGACCCGCTTATTGAAGTTTCCGGGGCCAAGATGGTGATCCAAGTCCACGATGAAATCGTGTTCGAGGTGCCGGAAGAATTTGTTGAGGATGAGGAATTCAACAAACGCATTGAAGAATTGATGGCACAGCCATTTTCTTTTGAGCTAGCGGTCCCGCTGGAAACCTCTGGGAAGTACGGAAGCAACTGGGGGGAGTGTAAATAACATGCGCCTCCCTGACCCCTGGTTTTTCTACGTGGCCGAGTGCGCCGATTCGTCCCTCTATGCTGGTATTACTACTAATATAGAGAGGCGGATCGGAGAGCACAATAAGGGCGCGCGGGGGGCTAGGTATACAAGAAGCAGAAGACCGGTTCACCTAGTAATGTCGCGGGAGTTCCCCGATAGGTCTAGCGCGTCAAAATACGAGTGTAAATTTAAAAAGTTTACCAGAAAAAGAAAACTGACAGAAATTCGGAGACGAAATGGATGATAACCAGAAAAAGATTAGCAACTTAGGCTTGGTAACCCTAAGCCATCTGATAGCGCAAAGAGTCATAGATAACCTAGTGGGCCCCGTAAAATTCAAAGAAGGCTTCGAGGGGAACTTCAATATCAATGTGCGTGACCTAGAAAAAGCCGCGTATGGCTGGACCCCCTTCGTGCCAGCGGCTCCGCTGGAGTCAGGGAATCCACTCGTAGACACAAAAGAGGTGTGGATAAACTGCACCTATCAGGTCTACGTATACTGTCGAGAATTCGAGGGGATGCCCTTCCCTATAGTCAACCTCAGCCTCAAGACAAATGACAGAGCCCCTGTAAGGGACTGGCGTGACCTACAAAGAATTAAGAATGAGTTGTGTGGGACGCTTTGCGAGGCAGTAGAATTGTATCCTGCTGAATGCAGGCTAGTAGATACGTCGAACCAGTACCATTTATGGGTATTACCGCCGAGTAGGTTATTCCCGTTTGGCTACGAGGGAGGAAGGTTCGTGACAAGTGACCCCGATACTAAAGCGCGCCTCGAAGCGCACATGGAAAAGAACTACAAATTCGGCAAAAATGAGAAAGCCGTACAACGGCCCTTCGAGGAGCATCACACATCAGACGACTGCCCCGCAATTGGTCCGCTCTGGGCTAGTAGAGGATACTCGTTCAATGAAGAGACCGAACAGGTTCTCCTGCACGGTGAGGAAATAAAGGAGGCACGATGAAGACAAAATATGCAGTACCTTGGTGGTTAGTCGAGGACCTAGTTGCCGCTGGTCTTGCAGATGGGGAAGAAGACGCCATGGTTAAGGTAGCTTCAGGTGAAGCTCTAGACCCCCTTCTGGCAGAGAAGAACGAAAGGCACTCAAGACTGCTGCGCGATCTTCGGGCTCGCGGCGGAAGAGATGTAGACCTCGCGGAGGAAATTGACTACCTCGGAGCCAGCATCGAAAAATTAGACCAGCTTATCAAAACTCGTGAGGAGACAGAATGACCAAAAAAGATAACTTGGCGGGCCTAATCAAGGGTATTCAAAAAGACCTTGGAGGAGCAGCAAGAATTACCCGCCTCTCTGAGGTGGTTGCGCCGTTCCAAACTAGACTGCCTACGGGTATTCTAAGTTTGGATTTGGCACTAAGGGGCGGGTTCCCAGCAGGGTCTATGCACCAGTTGTTTGGGCCAGACGGGGCGGGTAAAGACTATCTAGCCAACCTGCTCATGGCGCAGACCCAAATAACATACGGTGAGAAGACTAATATCGCCTGGATGAGTTTTGGGTACAAGCCGGATATCCCCTTTATGGAAATGTGTGGGATCGATACTGAGGTCGGTAACCTAATGTTTATTGACGTTGGAAATGAAGAAGCGCTCGACCAACCAGCCGAGTCACTTCTCACAGCCATGTTGAACCTTATTAGGTCTAATAAATTCCAACTAATGATTATTAACGAGCTTGGTTCAGGAGAGACCAAAGACAACGTAAAGAAGGGACTTCACGAGGACGCAAAAATTGCCACTTGGGCATCACTCATGGCTACCTTCTGCCAAAAGTTTTATAGCGCTATGCGGAACACTGATGAAGAGACAGGTCCCAATAAGACCTGCGTCATAATGATAAACCCCGTAAGGGCTAATATAGATGCTAGGTCAGCGAAGTACTTCCCTTATTCACAGGGTGGTGGGTACGCGCTTAAACACGCAAAAGCGGTTGACTTGCATCTCAGAGTTGGTAGCTCGATAAAGTCTAGTGGTAAAAAGATAGGGAAAGAGATCAAGTGGAAAATCTCCAAAGGGAAGCACGGGATCTCTGAAGGCGCTGAAGGCGGCTATAACTTCATCTTCAACCAAGGAGTTGATTTGATAGAAGACCTCGCAAATACCGCCAAGTCTTTAGGGCTTATTAGAAGCTCTGGTCCGGTGTATTACATCTTAGACTATGAAGACAAGGTCAAGGGAGGCTTGACGGGTGTCATAGACATCCTGAAGAAGTCCCCAGCGCTATGCGAGGAAGTTCGCGTAGCTGTCCTAGAGAAAACAAAGAATGGCTAAAGTTTACGTAAAGATCGGGCCCAAGTTCGTTGAACATGCGGTTGATGGGCTCCCGTTTCTCCCAGGGCTTTGTATGCACAAAGTTCCGTATAGCGGGAAGTCTAGCAGCGTATACAACATAACGCACACGCAAAGCGGCCTTGCGGTCCTATCTAACGTAGACGAAGCCAATTTAGAACTTACCAGAATGATCATGGGTCGGATGCTCTGGGACAAAACCACAGACGCCATCTTCGATGAAATAAAATATCACAACTTGGTCAAAGAAGCGGAGGCCGTATTGTCCAACCATACAGAAAGCGAGAAGCAAGAGAAAAGAATTGCTAAAGACATAAAGGGTAAGCGGCAGCCAGCCTCTGGGTCAAGATGGGGAAGCAAGCGAGATGTTATCACGCCAGACCTGCTGATTGAGGCGAAGACAACAAAGTCTTCTACCCAAAGAGTGTCGATAAAAGACCTTCATTTCCTGACAAAGCAGGCTTACCAGCAAGGAAGAGTCCCAGCGTACATACTAGAGTTTTCAAGAAGGTGGGAGGTTGTCCTTGTGCCCATGCAAGAACTCACAGAGGACGCCCTAGGGGAATTTGAAGAAACCAAAAATTTAGATTACAGAAAAAGAAAATCGTTCTCGGTCAAGGAAGAATTGGCTGGTTGGGTCTCGTCCGAAAACTGCGTCCTGATTGAGACAACGGAAACAACCTACGCGCTAATAAGCTATTGCGCCTTCCTAGAAATAGCTAAGAGGGGAATATGAAAAAAGACAAGATGCCCGTTCGGTGTTTTCGCGAAGAGCAGCCAAAGAATGATAGAAACTTTAACATCGCGCAAGAATTCGACTACTTGCTAGAAATGGAAAACGCTAAGCCGTGGACCCGTAAGATAGGCCACTATCACCCGTCATCGATACGAGGGTGTAAACGGGCAATGTACTACGACAGGATCGGGTCCGAGCCAAAGCCCAGGATACATGCAGATCTACGTATGCTGTTTGACATGGGCCACGCCCTGCACGGAATGGTTCAAGAATACCTAGCCCAGATAGAAGGCTTCGAGCCAGAAGTGGCTATTGAGTTCGAGCCGCTAAACTTGTACGGCCATTGTGATGGTGTATTCAGAATACAAGACTGGGTCTTAGAAATTAAGACTGTAGGTGAGTCAGTCTATAGAACCCTGGTTCAACCTAAAACGGACCACATTTGGCAAATCCATTGCTACATGTTTGCTCTGGATATTCCGAGGACACAGCTTCTCTACGTAAACCGAGCAACCGGAGCAACTCGTTTATTTAAAGTAGAATTTAGTAATGACATCTGGGACCAGATCGTGAGCATTATTAATTACGTAGAAGAATTTGTTAAAAAGGAAACGCCTCCCCCACAAGAGATAAGCAAGTGGACCTGCCGATCCTGCAAATTCTACCATATATGCGAACCAACTTTTGACTAAGGAAAAGCAATGACCCAGGAAAGTAAAGACATTTTTCTGGCACTCAGGAGCACACTGGAAGAGGACCTAAAAAGTACGGGGTTTAGCCCCGACGCCAATCCTCCAGGACGTGAGCCCAAAATTACGGGCTCAGTGGCTGCTCTAAAGGCACCAGAATTGAAGGCGCTATACGATGAATTCCTAGCGTTCTACGATTATATTACAGACCAGATTGTTTCCGACATAGGCTTTGAGGTCGTAAGCAAGGCAAGGCTCGAGCATGTTCAATCTTCTGTAACTTTAAAAGCTCACGCTGATTCTACGCTGAAAAATGCAGAGCAGCGTAAGGCGTTTGTTCACTGTGACCTAACTTATCTTGGCGCAAAAAGAGACTACACCTACTTCAAGGGGAAGCTCGCAATGCAGCAGGAGCGGCGGGATAAGTACAAACGAGCCATGGACCGCATTGGGCGGGAGTTGTGGCTTAGAACACAGGACGACAGTCCTCAAGAGTTCTACAAACCAAGCAAGCGAATTAACTTAGCAGAACCTGCGTACCGATCAGCCTATAAGCATATTAAAGATAATGGATAACTGCGTTTTTGAAGCCAAAATAACGACGCTGCCTCCGTCTGTTAATAAGATGTACGTCCATACAAAATGGGGGCCGAGACCGTCTGCGGCAATGAAGAAGTTCAAAGCTAAAGCAGCAGCAGAATTAATAAAACAAATATCGTTTGATATGGAGCCACTAGATAAAAATTCACCCTACAGGCTTAGCCTGGAGTTTTACCTGCCAGCCCTTGTAAACAAGAGTTGGCCGGGTAAAGCAAAAACAAAGTACAAAAGACGGGATGTTTCAAACCTTGTAAAAGTAGTTGAAGACGTGCTTTCCCGCTGCTTAGGGATAGACGACTCGTGCTTTCTTGAGGAAGAGCTTAAAAAGCTTGACGGCGGTGCCTGTGGCTTTGTAGGAATTGAAATTAAGATATACAAACTTTAATTAAGGAGAGGCTATGGGCGACAAGAATCACACACTGAAACTATCTCCATTAGAGCTTCAACACATGGTTTGGGAAAAGCATGAAAAGCGAATTGCTATCCATACAAAGCCCGAACAAATACAAGAACTTTTACCGTATAAGGTAGATGAAATCCCAGAAAACCAATTTAACCATATGCGTGATGAGATCATGCTTTACATTGAGAGGCACAAAAATATGTTATCCCTGCCCTGCGACGGCAATTGTTATGGACACACAGACGGAGTAGTAGTGTTTTGTCACCAACAACTCCTGGAGGATCAGTCGAATGACCGCGACAAAAATTAAAGTAGCGAAGAAGATGTTTGAGAACCTAGACAGGGCAGAAATTAGAAGCCTAGCAATTTTCGGGATGAAGCTATCTCCCGCAACTGCGTATAAGCTGGAGTCTAAACAACTGGTATCTTGGGTGCACGACCGTGCGCTTACGGTTCCTGATGATGAGATTACAGGAGACCGCAGCGTAGACACTAGACCATTTGCTGATGCAGATTTGGCGTCTATGATTGCGACCCTGAAGGAACGAGAAGCCTTCAGAGAGGGCGTCCTAGAATATATTAAACAACTCCAAGAGTTTGTTCGGGGCGAAGCAAAACAAGCGCCAGGATGGCCCCCCATTAAGGAAGACGAAAGTGGGGCTACCCCGCCGGAAGTTAAGGAGGCCCCTCCAGCCAAACGAAAGCGAGGTCGGCCACGTAAGTCTGAGAGTGTCAATAATAAGACGCTAACAAAGCCAAAGCTTGTCACTGCGCCAGAGGTTGTTGTGAAACCAACACCCAAGCAAAAGATCAAAAAGACAAAGCTCGGCACTAAATCAGAGCCAGCCGTAGCCAGTAACTCCCAAGTAGAGGTACTCAAAGAAACAGTACACTCTCTCGAGAACCGCGTAGTAGAAATGTCACAAACATTGAAAGATATTAGTGCTTTTACAGACGGGCTTGCTAACGGAATCAAAGATGGGTTTGAACGTATGAACGAGCAGGTAATGGCTCTTCGGGCAGAGCAGACAGCAGCGCATAACCTTCTAGGAAACGCGCTATTGTTCTTAATGAACTCCGCTATTTTCGAGCAGGGTGAAGAAAAGATTGATCTGTCTGGTATCCCGGAACCAAGCACCTACTTAGATACAGAAGACTAAGCACAAGTATTGCCAGCAAAGCACCAGTGTGGTGGACCCCCGTATGCGTATATTCTGCACATACGGGGGTCTTTTTTTTACCCCAAAATAACGCAAAATCCACCTTCCTTTTGGAGATAAGAATGGTGAAGGAGTCCCTTAGAATTCTTTCACATCACCACATAGAAAAGGAGTTCTCATGGAAAACCATAAAATTGCCGTGCTTGATACATCGACTGCCCGCAACGTCAAGTGGACCCTCAATGTCATCGACGATATATACAGTGCATCTCCCCGCCTTCTGGAGCTTCTAGAAGAGGGCTACACTGTATACATCGCTTCGA